CGGCGAGAACACCGCCCCGGATTCGACGATGAGGAAACCCCGGATTCGACGATGAGGAAACCATGTGACAAGATGATTGAAACAGATACCTGACATAAGGAGAACAAGAAAATGAGAAACAAGGTCGTGGAGATTCAGCCAGACGACGGGGTGTTGTTCCTCGTGGCCGGCGACTCGGCGGACGCCAGGCGGTGCGCCGAGGCGATCGGGGTCGCCGCCACCACCGGTGGGGCCGCCATCGTCGACGCCCATATGGTCAAACTGGTCGTCGTGTTCCGGGATAGCAGGTGCGCCGCGGTCGCACCCGACCCGCAGGCGGACGGGTGCCGGCACTCCCCTCAGTACGACGGTGAGGATCCGGGACCGGTGTCGGACGGCCGGGAAACCGTCGCCATCTCCGACCTGCTCCAGTCGGGGGGTGGTATCCGGTGAGCAACCAGAAGTACGGCCTGGTGCCTGTCGAGGGTTCTGAGCTGTTTCGGGTCCGCGCACTCCGGGATATTCCGCGGGTTGGGGTACACGCTGGGGACCTTGGCGGTTGGGTTACCAGCGAACACAACCTTTCCTAGACCGGAGACGCCTGGATTGGTGACCGTGCGCGGGTGTACGACAGTGCGCAGGTGTACGACAGTGCGCAGGTGTTCGGCAGTGCGCAGGTGTTCGGCAGTGCGCAGGTGTTCGGCAGTGCGCAGGTGTTCGGCAGTGCGCAGGTGTTCGGCAGTGCGCAGGTGTTGTCGTGGCGGCATGTGTTTCCGTTGGCCAACACTCCGTGGGGTCCATTGATCCTGGTGCGGCAGCGGGATGGTTCCGGGGTGCTGCAGTGTGGGTGCCAGATGTTCGGCCTGGATGACGATCCGGTCCAGGTGGCTGTTCGAGCCCTCGATACTGTGGACCAGGAGGTGCAGCTTCCTGACCTTCTCGTCGCCTTGGTTCCGCAGTTGCGGTCGACGGCCAGGATGGTCATGGATAGTTGGTAGGCGCATCGGGTCCAACGCCCAGAACCCAACGGTTCTGGGTGTCGGACTGAGGTGAGTTGGAAATAGAACCCCGCTCTGGCGGGTGCGCCCGGGAGGCTGGCCGGGCATGCGGGTTCGAATCCCGCGCACCTACGATCCGCGCAGACGCGCGGCAACCAGATGGAGTAACTAGAAAGGAAAACGACACGTGAGCTACGACAGTGCCGCCGACACCCTCACCCACGCACGGCGGGTCGCGCAACTCCTCGCGCCCGTGGTCGCCGAACTCGTCAGCCGCGCCGCGACCCACGATGCGTCGAAGCTGGAGGACCCCGAGAAGGCCACCTTCGACCGGGTTACGCTGATGCTGAAAACCATTCCTTACGACAGCGACGAGTACCGGGCGCAGCTCGCGTCCATGGGTCACGCGCTCCAACATCACTACGCGCACAACCCGCACCACCCGGAGCACCACCACCGCGGCATCAGCGGCATGACGCTGGTCGACCTGGTCGAGATGCTCGCCGACTGGAAGGCGGCCACGGAACGGAACGCCAACGGAAGCCTCTGCGAGAGCATCCGGCAGAACCTGTACCGGTTCAACATCTCGGATCAGCTCGCTGAGATCCTATGGACAACCGCCCGGAAACAGGGCTGGCTCGACCGCGACGAATGCGGCGTTCCCTGGACGGCGCCGGATGGAACACGTGAGATGTGTAACGCGCCGAACGGGCACGATGGTCTGCACGCGGACGGAAACTACGACGGCGGGCAGCTCATGTGGGACGACAATGGGCAGGTTGCATAGTTCCCGTGTTACCAGGGTTGCATGAAGCTGTCGGTGCGGATCCAGTGGATGACGAGGGTCCAGCATGCGGTGGAGATGAGTGCGGCGATGATGCCCATGGTGATTTCGCCGGATGCGGCGAGGCCGAGTGCTGCGGCGCTGAATCCGAATGCTGTCATGAGGGTGAGGAAGTCGAGGATACGGCCGATGCGCCACCAGAGTTTTTTGATTCCCATGGTTTGATGGTAACGGAAACCGCCGCCGAATAGTATTCGGCGGCGGTTTCTAGTTCTGTTGCATGGAAATGAATCTCATGAGTGGGTTGCGGTATTGTTTCATTACTGTTTCCTTCTGGTGCACAGTGCCATGATCATACCACCGGCGCCGACGACCAGGGACCCTCCGATGATCCTCGCATGATCAGTGATGATCATGGTGATACCAATGATCGCAACGGCAACGGAAGCCGCGAGCAGGAAACAGCCGAACAGGCAACTGTTCACCTCGGACCGCTTCTGCTGATCCATGTCTCACCTCCAGAAACAGTATGTTGCAATGATACCGATCATTCCGATACTCGCCGTCCATCCTGGCAGGTGTCCCATCAGCCCGAATGTGATGGTGACGGCTCCGATGACGCTGATCATGGTTTTCATGATTTCACCTTCCCGGTGGTTGCCGACACGAGTTGCCCGGTCCAGGGGAGGCGGAGGCCGTCGCCGGGATACCGGGGGACGATGTGGACGTGTAGGTGTGAGACGGTCTGTGTGGCGATTGGTCCGCTGGAGACGATGAGGTTGTAGTCACAGCCGAGGGTACCCGCGTACTGTGCGGCGCGGGCGAAGGTGAGTGCGGTGGTCAGGAAATCCTGATCGGGATGTGTGACGTGGGCGATGGGGATGGCGAGTCGGTGTCCGCTGGTGACGGGGTTCAGGGGAGTGATGATGATGGTGTCGTCCCAGTTGCTGTGAATGGTGGCTGGTTCCTCACCGGCGAGGATCTTGCAGAATGGGCAGTTCGGATCCTGCATGGTGGTGCCTTTCTGGTGGGGCGCCCCGGATCCGACATCGGGTCCGGGGCGCGGTGTGTCACCTGGTGGACGCTGGTCCTATGCCCTGATCCACCGGAGTTTTCCGTCTTTTGCCGTGCCGCAGACCATCCGTGTCCCGGCGGTGGTGGAGCCGGTGGCGCCCCTGGGGGAGCAGTACGCCCCGGGGTGCACGGTCGATGTCTTCGTTCGCCTGGTGGCCGGGGTTGGTGCCTTGGTCTTGGTGCGGGTGGGTGCCGGGGTCAGATCCACGGTTGGGACGATCGTGGGCTGCTGGGTTGTTGGGGCTGTCGGGATTGTGGGCACCGTGGTCGATGGCAGCACGGGTTGTGGATTCCCGCTCGTGTCGGTCGTGGAGCAGGCGACCAGTGTCGATGCGGCAATCCCGACAATGGTCAGGATCAGTCTGTTGGCTGTCTGTTTTCTCATGATTCCTCGTGTTCGGTTTCGGTGTGTTATCTATTGATACATGCTACCATGCTGTCACAAAAAATGTATGTCCCTGCGATCATCATCATGTACTGCTGGTATCCTTGTTCTGTTTGGTAAATTGCGACGAAGGTTACTGCCGCTCCGAATACTGCCACAATTAGATCCATGGCTATAAGTATCTTTTTCATTCCCTACCAAATATGACGATGATGATCAGCGGGATGAGGATGATGGCACCAACGGCTGACACTCCAGTGAGAATGTCGGCAATTCCATGTGATCCACTGGTTACCCTGATCGTCTCAGCCACGATAACTGAGACGATTGAGACAGTGAGAATGGTAAGAATTTTTCTCATTTGTCGCCAAGTCTCATGACCAGGGCGGTGAGGGTTGCGAGGATGGCGAAGATGACTCCGTTGCCGAAGCAGATGGTTGCCGCGTCACCCATGATACTGAGTTCCGGACGCCCCTGTTCGGTGATCAGGAAACTGATTCCAGCGACGATGGAGGTGGTGGCAACGAGGAAAAAGAACCAGTAAGCCCCACGCATGATGTGATCCTTTCGTATAAGGTTTCTGACGAACCGTATCAGGGAGTCACTAATGATCACAATACTGTGCTGTGACCAGTGATGTACACTTACTGACATCAGGTACAAAACAGCGTGAGGAGGAGACACCATGTTCGTTGTCACACTGGTCGCAGAGGCCATCATCGTCACCATCATCTGCCTGGCAACCTGTTGGGCCGGATTCGTCCCAGAGTGGCGAAAACCACCCACCCCCATCCCCCCCGTACACCCCCACCATGGCCCCGGAACCACCTGGATCCTCCAGGTACACCCCAACCACGACACCATCCACCCAGCCCCCAACCATCATCCCACACCAGGACGATGACACCATGGGTGGCAGAAGAGCGGTCATCAGTCACCTCGTCTCCGAACTGGAGCACCGCGGGTTCGTGGTCGAGAATCGGATCGGAATGCACATGATCAAAATGGTGATGGTCGACGACACTGGACATCAACGATCCATGTTCATCAGCACCAACGGATCGTCAAGAAACCGGTCGTTACAAAACACCATCGCAAAAATCAACAGAGCATTGAGGGGACTGGGAATCCGTGAACTCAACCGACACGGCTGGTGACCTGACACCACCGTGGCGCCCCGGACACCGATGTATCGTCACCGGGTCCAGGAACTGGCCATCAGCGTACCTGGAGGCACAAACCTGGGGAACTCCCACGGACCTGGGGGTAACGGCCGACATCCTTGTCACCCGGGTCCTGTGCGAGTGGGCCGCCCGCCTCCCAGCCAACTGTAACCGGATTACCCTGGTCCACGGGGCCTGCACGTCTGGCCTGGATGCCACGGTGGTGGAAACCGAACCGGATCTCGGCTGCGAGTTGGTGTTGGAGCCGCATCCGGCGGACTGGAAACGGCGTGGCCGTGGGGCTGGTCCGGCGAGGAATCTGGAGATGGCCCGGCTTGGTGCGGACCGGTGTGAGGCGTTCCTGTTTGGAACCTCGCGGGGAACCATGAGCATGATTCAGTGCGCTATGGATCATGGTATCGAGACGTGGGCGACAGCCCTGTGGCGTGGCGGTAGAATCAGTCGTGCTAAGGTTGATGAAAATGTTTTCACAGAGATTAGGAGGGTGCACGGATGATTGAACGGATTTGGGTCACCAGTCTCAGATGGGAGGACGGTGTGCTCATCGTCGACCAGGACGACGAACCGCAGGAACTGAGAATCATCTTCGACAACGTCTCAGCCACCCAGCTGAGCATGGTCATCACGGAACTCGCACAGCACGTCACCTACCTGACACGCCAGCTCCAGCGGGCGGCGAAACAGTGAGCCTGCTCATCGTCACCCGAGGCCTGCCTGGGTCCGGAAAAACCACCAGGGCCCGAGCATGGGTCGCCCAAAGCCCCATGACCCGATGCCGAGTCAACCGGGACGACCTCCGCACCATGTTCCACAACGTCCGGTGGACCGGGATCGGGGTGTGCGAGGACACGGTCACCACGGCACAGTTCGCTACCATCAGGGCCCTGCTCACCTCCCCGCCGTATCCGGATGTGGTCGCCGACGACACCTGGCTGCGCCCGGACCTGTTCGCCGCGGTCCGGGATCTGGCCGCGGAGGTGGGTGCCGAACTGGAGGTGTGGGACATGACCGATGTTCCACTGGATGTGTGTGTCGAGCGTGACATCCAGCGGGGATCCCTGGTCGGCGCGAACGTGATCGAGGGAATGTATCAGCGATACATCAAGATGGAGGACTGGGCATGAGTGACGAACGGATTTCGTCGACGGCGACGGTTAAGGATGCGGTGCTTGCCGGGTGGGCGGTGGTCCCGCCGGGAGTGATGCACAAGATCGTCGAATCCATCGTGTTGCTGGAGATAGCGGCCGGCGACACGGTCGACGCCAACGAGTACACCGACTATGTCGATGAGTCTGATGTTGCCAATCGGGTCGAAACCCTGCGCCATTGGGCGCACGAAACCATTGAGTGGAACGGGACAGCACTGTGATCAACATTTTCTACGACACCGAGTTCGTTGAAGATCAGCACGGCGTCGAGCTACTCAGTATCGGCATGGTCGCCCAACATGCCATTGACGGACGCCACATTGGTGAGCTGTATCTGGTCAGGGACCTGAATCCAATTCTCCACGCCCGCGCCGAACAGAACCCGTTCCTCGTGGAACAGGTACTTCCCGAGATCGAGGCCAGGAACGAGGCTGGCGAGTCGGTTCCGATCCGCGAGATCCCCGGTCTGGTGTCCGGGTTCATCGCTGATGCCGTGGCTCAGGCCTTCCTCGACGGTGGGATGGTGTTGTTGGCTCCCCGCCGGAAGGATGTGCGCCTGTGGGCCTACTACGCTGCCTACGACCATGTCGTCCTGGCCCGCCTGTTCGGTCCCATGGCGCAATTGCCCGACCACATCCCGATGTACACCCACGACCTGATGCAGGAGATGGATCGGCGAGGAGTGCGCCGCGGCCAGCTGCCGGTCAATGATGATGCGCACAATGCCCTGGCGGATGCCCGCTGGTGCGCGGAGGCGCACAGGATTCTGATGGGGCTTGATGAGTCGTCGGTGACGTTCGGATGATGGATGGATTCGATGGGTTTCCGGTCGGTCCGCTGGTATACGCCATCAGCGGCGTGAGGGGTCTCGTTCTCCATCTGATTCCCGACGTCGACGTTTCCGATGTCATGGTTTCCAATGACGAGCTGCATATTCAGTGGCGCGTTGGGGAGAGTTTCGGGGCGGCAGCGATCCTGGTCCCGGAAAGCGGTGACAGCGAGATCAGGTTTTGTTGTTCTATGTACAGGCGCAATGATCCCGATCTTATTGTCAGCCGTGGTCTCACATTTCTTCCAGAGGATATTATGCGTGCTCCATCCAAGACACGATACATGGTCAATGAGGCGGTCGGGGATGTCATCACTGAAAACGGAGGTGGATCATGATAGTGGAAACCTGTGGTGGTGTTCCATTGGGGCGGATCGAGCAGGTGATGGAGGTGGTCGAGGAGGCGTGCCGCAGAATCTCCGAATTCATCCGGTTCAATCTGGTGGGCAGGATCGAAGGCGCGTTGAACGCCCCGGCACAGGGCGTGTTCAGGAACCTGACCGACGGTACCGAGTTCCAGATGGCTATCGCCCCGGCTCCTGATTCACAGGTGCTGGGATGGGGGACGTCGATCGGGTGGGGCCGCAGCGAGGATAAGGTGGCGATGTCGATCACCACCAAAATCAAACCCGATGGTTCGGTTCGGATCCTCGCCAGCATGGGGTGGGGATTCGAGCATGGGAAGGGTGACATCGGCACCCTGGTCCCAGCCGACGAGATGCCGACCGTCGCACAGATCCTCATCGCGGCCCGGTGCGCGGGAATCGTCACCGACGAGAACAAGAAACGGGGCCACTCGTGAGGATGGGGGAGTGGTACAGGGATTCTGGCCTTGGGTTCACGTTCAAGGTCGACAGTGACTTCCTGATCCTCAGGCGGGTCGATGGTGCCAGTGACGAGATCGGGCGGGCCATGACGATCAATCTGAGGGGGAAGTGTCAGGAATGCCTCAGGGTGTCGGCCCCTGAGACGATACTCCCGTCGAGTCTCGAACACGGGCATGTCCCGGTTCCGGTGTTCCTGTGCAGTCCGTGTTTCAACAGGCTCATGTTGGAGCATCTCGGTGGTTCTAGTGGTGACCGTGTCAACGGTTCGTGTCACCGCCCGCCGGGGTTGGTTGTATACGAGGACAAGAGGCAGGGTTACTCGTGAGAATGGTTCGTGAGGTGTTGCGGAATCTTCCGATCTGTTTGCGGCGGTGTCAGTGGTGTGGTTGCCAGCACGGTCTCGGCCGGTATCCGGTGGAGCTGAGAATCAACCCCGATGCCATGGGTGCCGGTGACATGTGGACCCGGTTGCATCATGACTGCCGGTTCACGAGGATGGCGACCTGTGTGTTCTTCGTGCTCGGCGAGGATGGAACGGTCTCTATTGAGATCGCCGGCAACCGGTACATGGTTGACAGAGAGACCGTTGCCCTGATGAGCTATCTCGACCACAACCATTTCTCGTTTCCGAGGCGGGGGCATTTCGCAAGATACTCCTGGGACGCTGTGACCAGGTTCCGGGAACACATGGATGATCTGATGATCCGTCCCTGACCCCGGCACACCGCGGCCCCGACACCAGACCAGGTGTCGGGGCCGCCGGCCGCCGCGGGTCAGTTGACCAGTTCGTAGGTTGCCTCGAAGATGTCCGGCTTGCAGGGGTACAGCTCGCCCCGCACCCCCCGGATGATCCAGTCACCGACGCTGGCCACCATCACACCCTCCAGGGTATCGATGCGCAGGTTGGGATCGAGGTCGCTCGGTCCGTAGATCTCACCGGCCCCGAACGTGTCCCACAGTTCCTCGACGTTGTCACCGGTCCACCGGATCGCCTCGATCACCACCGGCCGCTTCCGGAACCTCCCCACCGGCATCAGAACACCCGAACCTTCGGATTGTAGTTCTCGGTGGCGTTGCAGGCCAGGGTGGCGTTCGCCGCGTACATGGCCTCCCGGAGCTTGCGCATCGCCACCGTCCGGTCCGGGCCCGGGGGCAGCAGGTACAGGAGCCTGAATGCCAGGCCCTTGAAACCGTCCCGGATCAGCTCGTGGGCGTTGATCTTCTCCGGGGTGCTGGCCGGATGGAACGAGAACCAGCTGTTGACCAGGTCACGGTCACTGTCACTGATCTTGGTCAATTGTTCGTCGTGTGGCATGTCCATGGTGGCCATGTTACCTGGTGTGGCTGACATGGTTCGCCGCAAGGTTGGCGTCGTTCGCCAGGGTTGCCGCGAGGTCGGCGTCACCCGCCAGGATCGTCAGGAGGCAACGGCGTGTCTCTTTTGCTATGGCGAGAATGGATCCAGTGATCGTAACGACTGTTTCGAGGTCGAGTCTGTCTCCATGCCGCTCAACCTCTTCCTGAAGTTCCTTGATGCCGACACGAATGATCGTATCGAGTTCATCGAGTTCCTCGGTGGAAGGATTCTGTTTCGCTGCATCATTCATAGCAGCCATGGTATCAGGAGTGTGGCACATATGCAGAATGACCCACGCACCAGCGTGGGCCATCCTGTGTGGGATCAACGGCGCCACGTCGATCCCACTCAACCTCCGAAAAGGCTGTCTCCCAGGGTACACCAGTCCAGGATATGCCTGCAACCTGGTCCGCTGTTTACCATTCCAGCGCGGTACGCTGCTCTGTGGACGGAGTCTATGATTGGCGGCGCAAGAAGTCGCGCGAGGGCTCCTGAAGGGCTGCCATAGCCCGTGAAACCTCCTGCGCAGCCACAACGACCGGCGAGGGCTCCAGCGCAGCCCGCTGAGCATCCAACCTCTGTCGCTGCTCTGCGAGCGTAGCCCGCTGAGCATCCAACCTCTGTCGCTGCTCTGCGAGCGCAGCCCGCTGAGCATCCAACCTCTGTCGCTGCTCTGCGAGCGCAGCCCGCTGAAGCCTCAACGCCTCCCGCTGGAAAGCGAGCGTGGACTCATGAAGCTCTTCAAGCTCCTCCGCCGGCTTTTCGTCTCTCTCATCCATGCCGCCCAGGCTACCCGACGGCCACCATGGCGCAGGTGTGGCCATGTCAACCAACAACCGGTCGAGATGTAGACAAAGAACGCGGGCAAAAAGCTGGACCTGCTGATCCACGTATGTGGGGCAGGCCCGCAGTTTGAGTGTAGCAACCAGAGGGCCTACCATGCTGGTATGGAGACCGAGGTCACAGCACCCACGACGTTTGCCGGTTACCCGGGTGACCAGACTGGGCCACAACGTAAGTTGATCAAGTACTGGCTGCACGGGAAGGGTGCCGCCCGAATCCGGTGGCATGCCCCCGGCGGCTTCCGGCGCTGCGTGCGCATCATCGGCCCGAAGGTGCGCCGCTCCAGCCCCCACATCAACATCAAGGGCCTGTGTGCAAATCTTCACAAGGCCGCTACCGGAAAGTGGCCTGCGGAACACCGCCGCGACTAGGCGTAGCATGACGGATCGACTTTCGGTGTCATGACACATGGTAGACTTGGCGTCATGACACCAGAACCTTGTATTCGCCTACTCAGCCTTGGCGCTGGCGTACAGTCAACAGTCCTCGCCCTGATGGCCGCCGAAGGCACATTGCCGGGTTGCGACGGGGCAATCTTCGCGGACACCAAATGGGAGCCTCAACGCGTTTACGACCACCTTGACCGACTGGAGGCGACCCTTTCGGCGGCCGGCATTCCGCTCCATCGAATCAGTAAGGGCAACCTACGCGCCGACTCGTTGGACCCGAATCACCGGTACGCCAGCGTGCCGTACTTCACCCGCAACCCCGACGGCTCCAACGGCATGGGTCGTCGACAGTGCACTTCGGAATACAAACTGGTGCCCATCGGCCGGAAGGTCCGCGAATTACTGGGCGCAGCCGCCCCCGGTTTCAAACGCGTACCCAAGGGCCGGGTCGCAGAACAGTGGATCGGATTCTCCACCGACGAAATCCACCGCGTCTCCGACAACCACGGAGTCTCGTATATCGTCAAGCGGTACCCGCTACTCGATCTCGGTATGAGCCGGAAGGACTGCCAGCGCTGGCTCAATGCTCGTGGCTGGGGCGAAACCGTGAAGAGCGCGTGCATCGGGTGCCCCTACCACGGTAACGAACAGTGGCGGGACCTTCGCGATAACCACCCAGCCGAGTGGGCAGACGCCGTCGCGTTCGACGAGGCGATTCGCAGGGGTGGTGCCCACAGTCTGCCACTCAACAGCGAGGCATTCCTGCACCGCTCCCGGCTGCCACTCTCGATCGCACCAATCAACCGAGTCACCCGCAAGGAATGGGACGACCGGTCATTGGACATCTTTGACGCCCTCGTCGAGCTGGGCGACCCGGACGGATGCTCACCATACGGCTGTCGCTCTGGTGAACAGGTGGCGGTATGACCGCTGTCATGACACCTGGTATACTGTGACTCGTGCCGAACGTACCCAAGACGCCGCAGCGGACAGTCCGCATCCCTGACAAAACGTGGGACGCAGCAAAGGCGACGGCCAAGCGACGAGGCGATAACCTGTCAGAGGTGATCCGCCAGAACTTGGAACGGTACGTGAAGCGCAACCCAGTGCCGGGCCGACGGTAGTCTACCGGCCCGTCCCGCAGTCACAACCATCCACGCAGCACCGGGCGCCAGACCCTGAACGCTGGAACGTTCTGACATGATGATCGATTTTGTTGATGATGTTAGGATAGGTTACCACTGAAACAACAAGATTGGATCATCGTGGACCTCACCGAACAGCAACAGGCTGTGGTTGACCATATTGTCAGCGGAACCAACTGCACCATCTCCGCACGAGCCGGAACCGGAAAATCCTCAACCATCGTCGCAGCAGTCAACCAACTGGCACAGACACGTCCCGGAACCAGCGGATACATCGTCACCTACAACGCCACACCAGCCAGGGAGATGCAACCCAAACTCCCCCCAGGATTCCGGTCCCGAACCATGCACAGCATCGCCTACCAGGCCATCGGAAACCAGTTCCGGGCACGCCTCAACCCCACCAACGGAACCCCGATCATCGCACCATGGGCCGCCGGCGAATACATGACCCTCCCCAAGAAACTCGCTGTCGTCACCGACACCGGTGAGAGCACCATCACCGGGCACGCCATCGCCACCTGCGTCCTGCGCACCATCAAACACTGGTGCTACACCCCAGACCCAACCATCACCCCAGGACACGTCAGACTCCCCCACAGCATCAACAAGGACCAGAACCCGGAACTCGTTGACCTGGTCGTCACCACCGCGCGGAAAATCTGGGAGGAGGACTGCATCAACCCGCACCCCACCGGTCAGCGCCTGCCCTACGACCACGAATGGTATCTGAAACTGTGGGCAACAGGGCTACTCGAAGGAAACCGATGGATCGGAACCGACACCCTCTACATCGATGAGGGCCAGGACTCGAACCAACTCGTCCACGCCCTGTTCACCCAGCAGCTGGCTCTCGGAGTTCGGGGAGCCGTCATCGGCGACCCCTACCAGGCCATCTACGGGTGGCGTGGTGCCCGCAACATCATGGGCGCCCTGACCAAGAACGGACTCCCCCAGCTGCTCCTCACCCAGTCCTGGCGGTTCGGACAGACTGTCGCCGACGAAGGCTGCAAATGGCTGCAACTGTGCGGCGGGGAAGCGGACCTGACCGGCAACCCAGCCATCGTCTCCAGCCTCGGCCCCATCGACCCCAACCAGCCATACACGGTGCTGTGCCGCACCAACGCCGGCTGCGCCACCGAAGTGGTCGCCGCGGTCGCCGCCGGCCAGCGAACCGGGATCGCCGGAAACCTCGCACAGGTCGTCCCCGTCCTCAAAGCCGCCTCGCACCTCAAGGCCGGGCGCCGCTCCGAACACCCCCTCATCGCCGCGTTCCCGTCCTGGGAAAAGCTCCGGGAGTACGCCGAAAGCGACGAATGCGACCAGCAGGAACTCACCCTGACGGTGCGGCTGCTGGACGACCGGAACGGGTGGGACGTGATCCGAATCCTGGAACAGGCGGCCCACACCAAAAATCCCCATGTGACGGTGGTCACCGCACACAGCGTGAAGGGCGCCCAGTGGGGTCAGGTCAGGATCGGGGGGGACTGGAAACGCCCCCAACCCGACCCGAAAACCGGGCAGGTCATCATTCCCAGGGAGACCGCGAACCTCGGCTATGTTGCCGTCACCCGCGCACAGCACCAACTGGACATTGGTGACAAGGAAACCGGGCTCGCGTGGATCGACGAGCACGTGTGAGGTAGGCTGTGTCCACCATCTAGGGGCCAGGAAACTGGCGAGCCGCCCCCCTGTTCGGCCGTACATGGGGGCGGCATTTTCCTACCCAGAAAGAACCTGATCATGACGCTCGCTGCAACCACCCCAACCCGCCCGTGGACCAGATACTGGTACGGGGACGACGCCCTCAACGTTACTACCGACCACGAGGGATGCCCCTGGTTCCTGGCCGGCGACGTCACCAAGATGCTTGGATACGGGCGCACCCCAGACATGCTGCGTCTCGTCGAAGCCCGCGACCGGTGGACCCTGAAACTCCCCACCGCCGGCAACGACCAGGACTGTGTCCTCATCTCCGAACCAGCCCTCTACCGGGTGATCCTGCGCTCCAACCGACCCAACGCCCAAACCTTCGCCGACTGGGTCACCCGCGACGTCCTCCCGAAGATCCGGGCCACCGGCACCTACACCAACGGCAAACAGGTTGCCGCGTCCCTCGACCGGGCCGCCCTCGCCCAGATGGTGCTTGACGCGGAAAAGGAACGAGCCGAGGCACAGCAGGTTGCGGACAGGGCCACCGCAGCTGTTGCCGCGATCGCCCCCGCCGCCGGGGTGTGGGACCACTGCTCCGGGATGAAGGACTCGTGGCTCGTGATCCCGTCGGCGCGGAACATGCTGCGCCGCGACCCCGCCCTCACCGCCAAGCTCGCCGCACCGGACGGGATCAACGCCCTGCACGTGGCCATGTTCCAGATCGGGCTCATCAACCACGCCGGTTCCCGCAACGGCCGCTCCGTGTGGGTTCCGAACCCCACCGCCGCCGCCAAGGACCTGATCCGCGCCGACGATGATGGGCGGCTGCGGATCACCCGCCGCGGTCTGCCGATCCTGCACCAACACCTTGGTGGTTCCGCACCCCTGAACATGGACACCCCCGTCGACGGCGACGAGTAGGTGCGGTGACATGGTTCGGGCCGGCACCTGAGGTGGTTGGGTGCTGGCCCGAAGTGTGTTGGGGTTACGAGAAGTTGGCGCCCGGCCGGTACACCATCCACACGTCTTCGACGACGGACACGGCTTCGATCAGGTCGATGGCCCCTGCCGCAGCGGTGGGAACCACACCACCACCGGGGAGGATCGTGTTTGCTGGCCACGTCAAGACCCAACCGCCGACACCGCCCTGCCGGAACACGAACACGATCTTCTTCCCGGCGGTGGTGGCCGGGAGGGTGAGGGTGCAGTCCGCGGTGAGGGTGATGTCGTTGTAGAACGCAGTTCCCGGTTCGGGGATCGTCTGCGCCGCACCGGAGACGGCAACCGTGTTGATGCCCTTGGTCGCGGAGGCGTAGTTGATACCCGAGGCCGGGCCACCGGCGGCGCAGGTGTGCCACGCCCCGGCCCCGTTGGAGGCAAACAGCCTGGTCTCCCCGGGGACCGCAACGGCTGCCCCGGCTGCCCCGTCGACGACCTGTGCCCCGTATCCGTCGACGGTGACCGCTGCGGTGCCGGCGTGCAGGCGTACCGCGACGAGGCCACGCTGCCCGTTGGAGACGTCGGGGAGGGTGACGGTGAACGCACCACCGGTGGTGTCACAGATCACATTGTCGCCGAGCGCAGCATCGTATGCGCCAGTCTTCGCAGCGGTCGCCCGCGGTGCGGTGTCATGTCCCGCATACTGGATAGAAATTTCCGGCATGTCCCATGTCCTTTCGTGTCCTGGCCAGGACCATCACCAAGTATCGTAGTCCATCGAGACGAATATCACACCGCATCCAGGGGATTCACCAGCAGAATCTCCCGCACCCGATTCCCCCGATCCCGGAACTCCGCCGGCCGCAGATACCCCAACTCCACCAACTGATCCACCGCATCATTGAACTGCTCCCTGGTCCACCGGGAACTCACCAACCTGCGCAACTCCCGACGCGTCAACCCCGTCTTCCCCGACAACCTCGCCTTTCGAACCAGAGTGGCGCACTGCTCACCGGTAGCATCCTCCTCCAGACCAGTCAGATCGTAGAAGAAGTGCATGGCGTGTTCCAGCGACCACCGGCCAATCCGGATCGCCGCATCCATGGCCCCACCAGAGATCTCCTGCTGCAATGTTCCACCGTCGAGCAGGTGCAACAGCGCGGCGATCCGCATTGTCCGACCAGCATGCTTGGACGCCCAGTCCCGCATCTGCTCCAGATGGTGGTCGTCGGCCATGAGCACCTCAACCTCACGGCGCCACGCCGCGAACAGATCCTCAGCCGCCGGGGCCAACACCAGAGACGGCATATCATCAAAATCCACCCCCTGATCCGGAACCGGGATCTCCGCAATCCGTTCCAGGGCCTGCGACCACCGGTAGTGGGCGTCCTCCGAGCACAGGGGGGTGTCCTCGTCCAACCTGGTCCCACACGCCGGCCTCGGAAACACCCACATCACCCGGGCGTGGAGACCGCGGCTACGCAGATCGTCGATCCTCGCCAGCTTCGTGAACACGTCCGGTTGCGTCGCGCAGCAAATACTCAACGCCGGGCGGCGGATCGTGGTCGACCCGCGGGTCACCCGGTCGACACTGAGCTCATCCCCGTCATAGGGGTTGAGAAACACCTCCAACCCCGTGGGTTTCCCCCCCGTGTACCGGCCCGCCCACGTCCCGGCGATCGCCCCCTCCGAGTCGATGATCGCCCCGCTCCCGTCGTTGCGGGACAACCGGTCCGCCAGCGCCTCCGGGGTGGAGTCCGGGGCCAGAAGGATCCGGGGCAGGTCTGCCTTGGCCCGTTCCAGTTCGGCGATCTTGTCCTCGACCCGATTCGCCTCCGAAGCCCCCTTCAGGGTTTCCCCACCCTCCCGGAGCTGGCAGATCTCCAGGTCGATTTCCTCGGAACGCTGCTGCGCCATCACCCGTTGGATGCGACGCAGCGGGGCGAGGATCCGCCGCATCGCCGGGGACTTCCGTTCCCCCGGTGGGAGCGCGGACAAGATGAACAGGGACAGCTGTTCCCGCCAGTTTCGTTTCGTGCGGAACACCGTGACCCTCGGGGCGGCCAGGGCGGCGGCGATTCCCAACGCGTAGGTAGCCACTAGGGACACGTCGACTTGAAGTTCTGCGGCGACCCCCTCCACCACACCACGGGTGGATGAGGGGAGGGCTTCGATGGGAAACGCCGACAGGTTGGTGCCTCGCCGCGATCGTTTCGGCGGCAACCAGTCCCCAGCCGCCGGCTGCCCCCCGGGACTCGCCGGTGTGTCATCGACCGGCGACACGGTGGCGGCGGCCACCTGCTGCTCAACCTCCTCGCGGCTGAGCACGATTCGGTCGCGGGCATCCCGGGCCCGAACAATGTCCCCATAGGCTTGTGCCGCGGCCGACAGGTCCCCACCATGGTTCAGCTGCGCCCACACGAACCCCTTGGTCATGCACTCCCCGACGGGCAGCCCGGCCGCGTCGGAGAAGCAGTACATGCGGTCGCGGTCGGGTTCGTGGCCGGTGGTCGCCGACTCCCCGTCGCGAACCTCCTTGCCGGGACGGGTCCAGTGTCGGGTTCCATCCCGGTCACTGTGGTGCAGTCGCCATCCGGCGGGTTCGAGGATCTGTTCCCAGGTGAGGTCCTCTTCAAGCCGGTTCAGGGGGGTGTCGTCGCCGCGGCTGACCGGATTCTTTGGGGTGTTGGCTGACGCCCATACCTGACCATTGGACGACACTGGGGTGGTGGTGGGTGGTTTCGGGGCTGCGGAGAGCGGTTGCTGGCAGACTTGCTGGTCGAGGCCATGTTCGGTGATGAGCGCGGCGACCAGTTCGGTGAACTCGGCGAAGTCGAACAGGCGTCGTTCCCCGTCGTGGGGAAGCTGTCGGCACCATGCCTGGTCGTTGGGAACCTTCCGGTTTCGGGTTCCGGGGATACGAAGCACCCGAGACAGGTCACTGACCCCGGTGCCGTAGTGGACACCGAGGCGTTCCGCGATTCCCCCGATGAGGTGCTGAAGATTTTCGGATGCCTGTTGGGCTTCAGTGAACTGGTCTGGGTTGGTGAGGTCGACGGGTTCGGTGAACTGCCAGATGGGGTAGTAGCCGCCGCCGGAGTGCACTAGGCGGGTCGGTGTGGGAAGGGCCGCGGCGTCGAGGATCGCCAGGGCCTGCTGTTCGTTGGCGGGGAGTGGGTGGATGATCCGTTTGTTCGGGTCGTATCCGGGATGGTTGGGGTGGTTGGGGGTGTGTTTGTGGCCGGGGCCGGCGATGTCGAGGTCGGCCCACAGGCAGGGCAGGGACACGGATGCCTCCGCCCCTCCACGCCCGTGCTCGTTTCCGATCTTGGCCGGGTCGACGGTGGTCATCCGCAGGTAGATACCTGGGGTACCGCTGCTACTGAGGTGGTGGATGTATTCGACGGCTTCGGCAAGACCGGTATTGTTGCAGTTGAACAGTCTCCCCTTCCAGCTGGCCTGGCTACAGATCGCGAACTGGCCCTTGGATGCCCGGTGGATGCTGGTGATCCATTCGATGATCCGCTGGTGGACGATTTCCGGGTCGGTTGCCTTGACAGAGAGTCTGTGGTTCAATGTATCCACCTTTTGTTTCAGTGGTGTGAGATGGGGCCCGGTTGGGGAGCCGGGCCCCATTGCTGTTCTCTCGCCTTCGGTTGGGCTCCGGCCCTAGAACGGTGGGGTGTCAGGCTGCTGTGGAGCCTGCCCCGGAGCGTCCAGGGTACCCTGTCCGCTCTGCGCCGGGAACATCTGGCTCATGGTGGACTGCTGACCCCATGCTTGTGGGGGTTGCTGCTGGGGTGGGGGTCCGGCCGGCGCCTGTTGCTGGGGCTGCTGGTAGCCCTGCTGGGGCTGCGGCGATTGTGGCGCACCCCACTGGCCCTGCGGGGCCGGCTGCGGCTGCTGCCCCCACTGCTGGGGCGGCTGCCCCCCCCATCCTTGCTGCGGCCCGGCCGGCTGCGGCTGCTGCCCCCACTGCTGGGGCGGCTGCCCCCCCCATCCTTGCTGCGGCCCGGCCGGCTGCGGCTGCTGCCCCCACTGCTGCTGCAGAGGACCCTGCTGGTAGCCCTGCGGCTGCTGCCCCCACTGGCCCTGTTGTGGCGGCTGCTGGTACTGGCCAGGGTCACCCCACCCGTGGTAGCCCTGCTGGCCCTGCTGCGGCTGCTGCTGGTCGGCGCGGGGCTGCGCCTTGTCGCTGTAGTCCCGCGGCTCGGAGACCCGGAACGACCCGTCCGGGCTGAGCTCGGAGGCCGGGAGGGTGCTCATGGCATGTTGCATGGTGGTCACGTCGGCGGGGTTGGTCTTCGTGAACTGCCACATCAGGTCGGTGGCCTGAACTCCCATGGTTCCCGGGGGCCGGTTCTTCGAGTCGACGACGGTACCAAGGCACGCCTGTCCGATCCGGGTGCGGATGAGGCCGACCATGCGGCCGCCGAAAAACGCGACATGGCGGCGCACCTCGACCGCTCCGGTGTTGCGGTCGACGAGGATCAGGTCGCACACGCCGGCGTCCGCCATCCTGGCGGGGGTTCGGGTGTCGGGGTTCGCCGGCATCCACCAGTCCTTGACATGCTGGATCGGGAACAGGGCGACGAGTTTCCCGAACAGGGTGAACATGTTGGTTTTCTGGATCTCTCCACCATCGGGTTGAGAGGACCCATTGGCCCACTGCATATTGTTTCCCTTCATCATTTTCCGGGGCAGCCCTGTGCTGTGGCCACCTCGACTCTACGATCATAGTACGGGCACCAGCCACAGTATCCACTAGTGTCACATGGAACCTGACTCCACGGATCACCTGAACCCTGACTCAGAAGTCCCCGTGTCCGTGCACCAATATCATACAGCCTTTGAATCGCGGCCTGTGCGACAGCTGGATTGTACGGCCACTCAATGAACGCGGCGTCACGGAGTCTACCAGCACGCCCAAGAAACAGAAGCGCAATACTGTTCACCGTGAACCCCAGACGCTCCCACCCCAACCCATACACCTGGGTCTGGACGTGATACCCGTCCAGGTCACCACGCTCCATTTTGGCACGAACCTCAGACGTCGGTTTCCCAATCGTCTTCCAGTCCAGCACCGTCCCCGTATCCATATCAAACGCGTCCGACGTTCCCCACACAATCCGATCCGGTCGAACCACCCGCTCGACCAGCCACCGCTCCCGACCGAGCCGCCGATTCTCATCAACAAGCGCCTCAGCCGCAAAATCGTGGATCATGATACCAACCCCAGTCGGCCACGGATCCACGATCCGGTTCACCGCCGGCACCCCGGCAACCTGCATCGCCAGACGCCGCGTACACCGCTCACCCAGCTGGGAGGGACCAACCGCCACCTGATGACTACGCCCATGACCATCAAGCCGCCGACGCAACACCCCAACCAGCTCATTCCGAAGCGGATGCTGCCGGCCAAGGATCTTGTCTCCGACGGCGAACCGCCGTCTCGACGGATGACACTCGTCATGAAACGTATCCTGAGGGTGTTCCAGCGACCCCATGTCAACGATGATCTTCCCGCAACCCCGGCACAACGGCATCACTGGCGGCGGCGGCCGATACCCGGTCCCCTGTGTCTGGCGAATCGATGCCATCGAGGCGCCCGGCTCGGTCGTCATAACACCAACCCTACCCCCACCCACCGACACGATCATGACGAACCATATGCTCATATGCCACAATGGGATCATGGGACTGTCACTCAAGGAACGCTGCCTGAAACTCACCACCGGTGAGCGACACATGTTCCTTAACAGTCTCGGCCGGGAAGAGCTCGAAGGCATCCTTGCCGACAACTGGTGGTGGAGCGCCCGCCCAGAACAGCTCCAACCTGACGGCGACTTCATGATCTGGCTCATCCTCGCCGGCCGCGGCTGGGGCAAAACCCGAACCGCCACCGAATGGATCGTGCAACGAAGCATCGACCACCCCATCGACGCATCCGGCGCCCCCACCGAACGGCTCCTCGTCGGAGAAACCATCGCCGACGTCCGTAACATCCTCATCGGCGGACCCTCCGGAGTCCTCCGCGTCCTAGAACGCAAAAAAATCCGACACCGCTACTACAAATCCCCGAAACCCAAAATCGTGCTCCTGGACACCGGAGCCGTCATCCACGGTGTTGGTGCGGAAAACGGGGATGTTGGTCGTGGCCTCAACCTCGCCGACGTCGTCATGGACGAATACGCAAAATGGCCGTTCCCCGTCGAATCCTGGTTCGAAGGCATCATGCCAGCTCTCCGTGTCCACATCCCCGACGACCACCCCAGGGCCCTGGTCACCACCACCCCCAAACCTCTAGAAATCCTGAGAACCTGGCGGGACGAAACCGACGGATCCGTGGCCGTCGTCTCTGGATCAACTTTCGACAACTCCGCAAACCTATCCGCACAAGTCCTTGATGGACTACGGAAAAACTACGCCGGCACGAAACTCGGGGAACAGGAACTCCACGGCCTGATTCTCGACGACTTCACCGGGAAACTCTTCTCACAACAAGACCTCAACCTGGCCCGGGTGCGTTCCGCGCCGGAACTCGTCGAAGTGGTCGTCGGCGTCGACCCATGCCTGACCGGCGAGGAAGACGAGATGGGAGTCGTCGTCGTCGGCCGCGACGAACACCACGACTGGTACGTACTCGCCGACGCCACAGCACCCCTCGTCGGAAAAGCCGCCGCCCGACACTGCTGGAACGTGTTCTTCGAATACGAGGCAACCCGACTCGTCGTCGAGGAGAACCTGGGGAAACGATGGATGGTGGAAACCTTCACCGACGCCTACATCGACACCCTCAAAGAACGCGGTACCCCCATCGACATGGTAGTAGGTGCCCCCATCGTCGGCGTCCAGTCCATGGTCGGGAAGAAACTCCGCGCCCAGATCGTCGGACACCGGTCCGAACAGCGACGCCTCCACATGGTGGGAATCCACAACAAACTGGAAATCCAGGCTGTGGGATACGACCCGGACACCAGCAAGGATTCCCCAGACCGATTGGACGCGATGGTGCACGCCTGCCGCTACCACCACAGCAAAGAGCCCATCTCCTACGCGATCACCGCACCACCGACCGGGTTCAAAATCGACCGGAGACTCCACCTCGATGGCCTCGACCAGCAGAAAATGCCCTGGGAATAGGATACGATCACCCCTATGGCCACACGTGACCTCGTCACCGCGATCATCGTCACACTCGCAACCACGAGGCTGATCCAACTCACCATGTTCGACACGGTCACCGAGCCGATCCGCCGATGGGTATATAGCCGCTTCGGACCCGGGTCAAAAACTGTGGAACTGCTGGGATGCCCCTGGTGCTGCGGGTGGTGGATCAGCGTGGCCCTGGTCGGATTCGCGTGGACAACCGGGCTGGTCAGCAACCTCCCCACGGCTCTGATCATGATCCCGGCCTGTTCGTACGTAGCCGTGGCCATCGGCGCAACCATCGAAAAGGAGTGACATGGCTGCGGTGCTCACCCGACGCAACAAACAACACAAGGACCCCGGCAGGTCCATGGTCGCGTCGTCGGCCGACGTCACAAAAATGCTCACCAAATCCAGCTGGGACATGCCAGCCCGACGTAGGGCATGGCAACTGGAAATCTACCGGCTGCTGGAGATCGTCGGCGAGCTACGCAGTGCCGCGAAACTCGTCGGCACCGGTGTGTCAAAATCACGGCTCTACATCGCCGACCTCGACCCCGACGGAGAAATCCGGGGCGAAACCACCAACCGGCGCGCCCAACGGATCTGCAACCGGATCCTTGGTGGTGGCGACCGACGCGAGGACGAGATGCGCCTGGCCGGCATGAACCTGTTCCTCGTCGGCGAGGCGTTCCTGTGGGGCCGCACCGAACCCGACGTCCGGGAACGGGAACGGTGGCACACCCTCAGTGTCAGCAGTTTCAGCCGACCCGCCGGGAAACTGACCGTCGACCTCGACGGACAAAAACCACAGGAAGTACTCCCCGGGGACATCCTGCGCCGCATGTGGATGCCACATCCGGAGAAACGTGGGCACCCTGACTCCGCGCCACGGTCCTGTCGGGTCGTGCTCCAGGAACTGGAACAGCTCACCAAGTTCGTGCTCACCCAGGTCGACAGTCGTCTCATCTCCGCCGGATTGTTGCCCTGGCCCAACGGCACCATGACCGGTGGTACCGAAAACACCATCGGCACCTCCATCATGAAACAGCTCATGGAGTTGGCGGCTGCCTCCAACGACGGGACCGGAACCAGTGCAGCCGCGGTCCCGTTGATCATCGACGTTCCCCCAGACGCTCTCGGCAAAATCCAGCTGGTCACCTTCCAATCCGAACTGTCCCGTATCGCCGGGGAACTCCGCACCGAAGCCGTCAAACGTCTCGCACTCGGCCTAGACATCTCCCCAGAACAACTGCTTGGATCCGGGGAAACCAACCACTGGACTGTTTGGTACATCGACGAATCCTCGGTACGAGTCCACGTCGAACCGATTCTCCGGATCGTCTGCGAAGCCCTCAACAGCTCGTGGGTGGAACCAGCCCTCGAAAAAGCCGGCTTGGACCCCACCAAGTTCCAACTCACCTACGACACCTCGAACCTGACCATTCGCCCACAGCGGCTTCAGGAAACCCTTAGCCTGTACGAACGGGGCATCGTTTCCGCGCAGGCAGTTCGGGACGCCGGAGCATATCTGCCCGGTGACGCACCAAGCCAGGAAGAAGACGTCCAACGCTACACCAGGGAACTCGGACTCCGGTCCCCGCAACTCATCGACCAGCAGCGGATGCTCAAACCCATGGGCCTGGATGGGTTCGTGGATCCTGTTCCCGAACAGATGACTCCTGAGGCGGCCCCAACACCACCACCCCCGGAGGTCACCGCCGTCGAATCGGGGGTTGGTGCGATCCCCAACACCCAGGGCACCCCCGGCGGGCAGCAGCCCGGCGCGGTGACCGCCTCCAGCACCCCCCGCAGGTGGGGTTCGGAGGCCACTGTTCTTGCTGACGCCTGCGTGCAACGCACCATGGAACTGGCTGGTGGCCGGCTCCTGACCCATACGAACCGGGGTGCCCACCGGGATGTTGCCCGATCCGAACTCCACACCAGGATCTGGGTGGACCCGGACCGGCTCGCGTCGCTGACCGCCGGGGGCCCGGAACACACCCTCGCCCTCGCCACCAGAAACAACATCCCCGATCCGCGGGGATTCGCCAACCTGGTGCACCTGTATTGCGAAACCCTGCTCCGACATGGGGTCGCCCATGATCCCCGGGCACTGTCGGCGTTCCTCGCCACCGAAGGTGGGCATCATGCTCCCTGAGGAGATCGGTGCCCTCACCGATCTGGTTGAACAGCTCGGTTGGTTACATGATCGGGCACAGCAGCGCATCACGGATGCGTGGGCACGCCGGATACGACCAGGTGCGGATGGGTTGTGGCCGCTGCAGCCGGACTGGACTCGGCGGGTGGATCGTTTGGTGGCCCGACACGGGTTCGGGTCGTTGGCTCGGGATATTCTGGTTGCCGAGTTGGGGGTACTGGTTGGTGCGGTCGCTGATGCGTTTGGTGGGGCCGATGGTGGCCCGGAGAATCAGCGGACTGCTGCTGGGCAGGATGCTGTGGGGGTGTGGCGGCGTGGTTGGTCGGCCAGGGCCAAACGGATGGTGATCACTGAGACGACCAGGGTGATCTCCGAGCAGGTCGTTGATGCAGCCGCCGTCCGGCCTGGGGCGTTCAAACGGTGGCGTAGTCGCCAGGACGATCGGGTGCGGATGAGTCACAGGGCCGCCGACGGGCAGGTGGTGCCCGTTAATCAGCCGTTCGAGGTCGGTAACGGGTGGCTGATGTATCCGGGGGACCCCACGGGACAACCCGAGGAGGTCATCGGATGCCGGTGCAGGATCGACATTGTCAACAGTCAGGGAAGGTAGGGGCGCCATGAGAAGCGTCATTAGCCCGGATGCGTGGCGTCGCGGCTGGATCGCCAAGTTCACACCCTACGGGGCGAGTACCGACGACCACAGGATCATGGAGCCGATGAGTGTGGTCGGCCGGCAGCTGCCGATGGCACTGTCGCTCCAGATCCACAACAAGCCCAACCATCTCGATGCGGTGATGGTGGGGCCGATCACCTCGTTTGCGTCGACGGAAACCGGGGTGTACGCGGCTGGCCAGTGGCTGGATCCGGCCGCGGTCCCGGAGGTGAACCGGGCTATCGCGATCGTGGACGCCGGGCTGGGGCGCCCGAGCCTGGACCTGTTGCCCGCCGGTTTGGTCGCGGCCCCAGAAACCAACGAGCACGGGGAACAGGTGATCCGGTATTTTTCGGCGAAGACCAGTGGGGCCACGATGGTGGCCGCCGCCGCGTTCGACGGGACGTTCGTGCGGCTCGGCCCGGAAAGCGGGGACGTCGACGAGGCGTTCGCCATCCTCCGCGCCGGGGGATTCGACGGTGCAGCCGCGGTGATCGCGTCGAAGGATCCTGGGGTTCCGACGACGTTCGCGTTGACGGGGACCACGTCGTGGCGGTCCATGCCGATCGCTCCGAGGGAACTGAAGTTCGATCGGGATGATGCGGTTGCCAGGATCATGCAGTGGGCTGGCGAAAACGAGGCGAAACGCCGGTCCATGTTCCTGATTGTCCGTCCCCAGTTCGCTGAGGGTTCCTTGGACCGGTATGTGTTTCCTATTGGGGACATTCTCGACGGGAAACCGCATGTGGTGTTTCATGCGATCTATTCGGCGGCGGCGATCTTGAACGGTGCCCACGGCGGCGTCAAGAACGTTTCCAACGATGAGCGTCACCGTCTCATGAAAACGATCGCCGAAATCTATCACCGGATGTCGCAGCACTACGGTGACCCCGGCCTTGAGGCACCATGGATTCGACGCGGCAAGCTCCCAGAAAACACCACCAGCCGCACCGCGTCAGCCAACCCATCCGGTGGTGCACCGGTCGCACCCCCCCGGTCCTGGTTCCACACCCCAGAACCCGACCACCCCACCATGGTCACCATCACCCCCGAGGGACGGGTGTCAGGGCACCTCGCCCCCAAGGACTCCTGCCACATCACCCTCAGCAAACTCGCCGGAAAATGCGTGGCACCCCCCACCTCCCACACCGGATACCAGGTGTTCCACACCGGAAGCGTGGTCACCGCCGAAGGCGACACCCTCAAAGTCGGACGAATCACCGTCGACACCACCCACCCGGTCGGGCCAGTCGGCGCCAATCTCAACGCCTCAGCCGCCGCCGCCCACTACGACAACACCGGATCCTGCGCCGCAATCGTCCGCGCCGTCGACGGAAAACACGGAATCTGGCTGTCCGGAGCAATGGTGCCCGAAGCGGGGGAACAGAAACGAGCGCTCCTGCGTCGGCATCCCCTGTCCGGGGACTGGCGGGAGAAAAACGGTAACCTGGAACTGGTGGCAGCACTGGCCGTCAACAGCCCCGGATTCCCCGTGTTCTCCATCAACGACGAAGGGGCACAGGTGTCCCTGGTCGCCTCCGCCACACCAGGCTGCTTCGAAACAGCTGACCCTGGTATCGTCGAGGGTGTGGACGATGAGACGAACACCGACACGGTGGTGGATGGGGCGCCGTCCGACACCTCGCCGGCCACCGAACCACAGGACACGCAGCCGCCGGCCGCCGAACCGGTGGGACTCACCGCCAACCAGGTACAGGAACTCGTCGATACGTTACTTGGTCAGCGGGCCGAACGGGACCAGCTGATCGAAGAACTGGACGCAATGGGCTTGGAGGAATGGTCCGGGCTGTCGGAGGCCTTGGATGCCCTCGGCGACCTGCCGCCCCTGCCCGACGAGGGTGACGGTGCCTGATGGCATGCCCGTGTCACAAGAATAAGGACATTGTTCGGAGGGTGGTGTTCCCGGATGGCACAGCCATGATCGTGGACACCGAGGAGCAGGCGCGCGGTGAGATCATCGCACACGGTGGAGGCACCTGGGTGGTATTGCGGGGCCAGGCCGCCACCGACGCACGAACAGCCGCCGCGCAAGGGGACTGACTCCGACCCGGCAGAAACAGCCCGTACCGGACCCCATCCCGGTACGGGCTGTTTCATGTACCCACCCCCAGTGACACACCATGTGCCCATATGGCATGATGGTAGATACACCGGGCAGAGCTGTGTGCCTCCGGGGACCTGTTTGACACCAAACATCGTCCCGAGGAGGGACACACCGTGCCATTCGACATGCCGAGGAACCTCGGCCATTACAACGAGGAAGGCCTGCGCGCCCTCCACGCCGAAGCAGTCGCCGAACACGCCCGGGTCCGGGCCGAAGCCGAAGCCAACGATCGAGCCAACCTGACCCGCGCCCACCTGGACCAGATGACCGCACTGCGCACCTTCTGCGCCAACGTGCAAACCCAACTGGCCACCTTCGGCGCCACCACCAACATGTCGGACCCGCCCCCCCCGGACGACACCCCACCGAGCGTCGTCGACGTCGCCGCCGGCCAGCAACAGGACACCCCAAACGGACAGGAAACGGATCTCCCGTACCTGGTCGCCTCGGCCGGGAGCCACACCTCCGAACCGGGTGAGCGTCTCGACCTGGTCGCCGCCGCGAACCTGCTCGTCGAACGGATCGACAGTCTCGCGGGTGCCGGCAGCAGCCAACAGGTTCCCACGTTCGCGATCCGCCGACCCATTCCCGAGGGCCACGAGCTGCGGGGAGACCGCACCGACCGGGTGGTCCTGTCCGCGGTCTCCGACGCCGCAATCGAAGAAGGGTTCCGGCACCTGGCGGCGATGCGCGAGGACCCGGCGGCGGAGATGCGGTCCCTGACCGCCTCGTCCGGCTGGTGTTCGGTGTCGCCCACCGACTACACGATCCGGTCCACCTACGCCCGAGACGCGATCCTGGACAACCCGACGGTGATGGCACCCCGGGGTGGCCTGAACTGGTATCCGGAACTGCTGTTCGGCACCGTGTACGGCGGGTTCACTGGCACGAACTTCTTCAACCTCACCGAATCCCAGGTCGAGGGGGGAACCCCGAAGACGTTCGTGGAGGTGGGGTGCCCGGATCCCACAGAGCTGCGGTTGCACGTCGCCGGCCTCGGGGTGATCACGAACCTGCTGGCGATGCGGGCGTTCCCCGAATACACCCGCGAATTCATTTCCGGGGCGCTGCTGGGCCTTCAGTACTACGAGAATGCCCTGAACATTGCTGCGATCGTCGCCGGCTCCGTGCCGGTGGTGCTCACCGGCACGAACCCGTGGGTCGCCGACGGTTCGGTGTTCTCCGTGGTTCTCCCCGCCGCCGAGATGGCCGCCGAGGATGTGCGGGCCTCGAAGATGCTGGCCCGGAATCATCCGATCCGGATGGTGTTCCCGGTGTGGGTGCAGGCACAGATCCGCGCGGATCTGGCACGCCGCCGAGGTATGACCGATCCGTGGGTCGCCGACGCGTGGATCATGGCGAAGTTCGCCCAGATCAACGTGATCCCCCGGTTCGTGCGCAACTACCAGGACGCCTGGTCCGGTGCTGGTGGTGTGGGTCTCGGACAAGCCACCCGGCTCCTTGCCCTGCCCACCGACCTGAAGTTCCTCGTGTACCCGGAGGGAACCTGGGTTCGCGCCGAACTGGACGTGATCCGGATCTCCACCGTCTACGACGTGATCAGGTTGGCCGCCAACCAGCGGATGGAACTGTTCACGGAGACCGGCTACCGGATGATTCCGCAGCTGACCGGCTCGTACGAGTACGAGGTGACGATTTGCCCGACGGGTGCGATCGGCGCCTCCGTGGACAACACCTGCGACGAGATTCAGGAATAGTCACGATCCTCTGTGGGGTGCCACGCCACATGATCCGGTGATGTGGCACCCCCATCCTGGTAAGGAGGTGATGCGACATGGTGGCGATCATTCCACCGGTCGACATCGAGGATCGTTGGCCACAAATCCCACGGTACGGCCTGTTCAGTGCCTGTCTCGGCCCCCTGTCGCTTCCCGACACTCACGCCCGGGGTGGTGGTCTGCGGTACCGTAGCGCCGTGTCCCGGATTCCTGATGGGTTCGAGGTGCTGTGCGAGGAGTCGAAGGTCACCTTCCGGGACCCGTGCGGCGACTATGTCACCGGAACCCCGTTCACGGTGCTTTCCAACGTCGCTACCTCGATCGTCGGGTTCACCGAGGACGAGTACCGGTCGGTGCTGCTACAGCGGCTCATGGCCGGTGAGCAGCTGGCTGTGGAGGCCATTTTCTGTTCTGGGCTGGTTGGGGCGTCTCCGTCCCTGGTCAACAACATCCCCCTGGCCACACCGCTGGCCGCGGCGGCCAGTGTCATGGAGGGGGTTGGGGCGCTGGAGGCGTGGCTGTACGCCCAGTACGGGCCCCGGGGGGTGCTGCATGTTCCCCTCGCCCTTGCGCCCAGATTCCAGGAAAAGAGTCTCCTGATCCGGGATGGGGTGACGTGGCGGACCGCGTTGGGGACCGCGGTGGCGTTTGGAAACTACACCGGTGAGGACAATGACGGGGACGCCCCGGCGGCCGGTACCACGAACTTGTACATCACGGGGGCGACCACGGTGTGGCGGACCCCGGATTCCCAGATCGAGGTGAGCCCCTACCAGGGGGGTATCTACTACCCGGAAAACCAGCTGGTTGGGTTCGCCCGCCGCGAGTACGTGGTGACCCACAACCAGATGCTGGCTGTGTGCAACGTCACCATCGCTGGAGTGTGATTCACGTGAAACGAGTGTTCATCCCCGCTGGTGGTGCGTGCGGGGGCCTGGCTCGGATGCTGCTCGACATCGTCGGCCACAACCGGGCTGGTGAGATCGACATGGTCACCCGCCCGGCCCGGGGATTCATGGTTCCCGAGGATGTGGCTGTTGAACATCGGCGCCGTACCTGTCCGCCGCCGGCCCCTACCACCGAGCCGAAACTCACCCCAACGCCGGACCCGGAGCAGGTGTCAGCGATCAGGCCAACACGGGCGACCAAGAGGAAAGGTGGGGTGACCGGTGGCTGAATCCACACCGTTCCGGCTCCCAAGGTTCAGGTTCACACTGCTGGACGAGTGCGGAAACTACGACACGGGTTCATGCGCGACGATGGCCACCCGGGGTACCGTCGAAATCGGACTGGCGAAGGTCGGCACCGACCGAACCGCCCTGCCAGTGGTCAACGCCGACAGTGAGGTCCTGGCCGTCGAATCCGATGCCCCCCAACTGCACTGGTACACGGTGACATTGAAACTCACCGGTATCGACCCGGTGTACTTCTCGTGGATCTCCGGGCAGACGATCCTGTACAACGACGCCGCCGCCCCGGAACCCATCGGGTTGGCGTCGGGGGCAAACTCGGCCAGACTGGGGAACTGTGCCTTCGAGGGATGGACCCGGCTGGCTGGTACCGCCTGCTCGTCCGGTGTTCCCCAATACGGGTACATTCTGTTGCCGTGGCTGCGGGAGGGCGAGTTCACGGACATCACGTTCGCTTCGGGGCTCACGGAGTGCATGCTCACGGCGCGCACGTCGATAGCATCCCCGTGGGGGACCGGCCCCTATTCGGTGGCGGTGTCGGAGGCGGTTGCGACCGCCGGTGAGCCGTGGCCCCTGTTCACCGCCGTTGGTGACGAAGATCACAGAATCTGGATGATTACGAAATTGGCGCCCCCAGCGGTCACCACCGACTGCGGCCCCGTCGTCCCCACCCTCGCCGTCGTCGATGACGACGGTGCCGGTGTCGGCCTCGACGCCACCGCCACCCTCCCCACCGGCTCCGGGACAGCCCCCGGCTACATCGACTGGGGCGACGGCGGCGCCGCCGTGTACGTGGCCTCCGGACCCACCGCCGCCCACACCTACGGCGCAGCCGGACCGTACACGGTCACCTGGCGACCCACCACCTACTCCGCGCCCGTGTATACTGGAGACGTGACCATGGCCTGATCAGTCACGGGCACCGGCAGATCACAACCCTTTACCTGTCGGTAGGTATCGGGGAGCCGAGAATCCATCATTTCCCTTCATCATCATCAGGCCCCGGGACTCCAAGCCACCCCGGGGCCTGATGGTATCCACCACCTGTCCCACCAGCCCGTTTCCAGCTAGGATGTGGTGTATGACACCACCGATGGGCCCCTGCGCGTGGATCGCGGACCACAGCGGTCACAGCCCCGAAGACCTGGCCGAATGGCTCGGATATCCGTTGAACATTCGGAACTTGGCCGATGACCTGGGTTGCAAGGCCATGTGGGGGTTCACGGGCCGCCAGTACGATGAGTGCCCGAGAACGGTGCGCCCGATCCTCGCCTGTACCCACCGGAGTCTCGCGGACCTGGATGCGGCAGATGCGGACGGATTCACCTACCTCGGTAATGGAGCATTCATCGGATATCCGCCGTCGATGAGTTCCTGTTGCGCCCGGGTCGACCCGAAAACTGTGATCCTTGAACCGCCGGTGTACGCCATCACCCAGGTGAAGGTGGATGGGGTAGTGGTGGCGCCAGCAAACTACCGGGTCGACGAATCCACCCGCCTGGTCCGGATCGACGAGAACGCGTGGCCCACCTGGCAGAACATCGCCACCGATGACACGGTCGTCGGATCGTTTTCGGTGACCTACATAATCGGGTTGGGGATACCGACCCTATTGGAACAGATGGCGGGGACCCTGGCCCTGGAAATCGCCCGGGGTATCTGCGGATCAACCCTGTGTCGGCTTCCCAGCCGCGCCACGGAGATCATCCGACAGGGCACCACGGTCATGCTGTCCGACCCGGAGTGGCTGATGGAAAATGGGCGCACCGGAATCCCCGAGGTGGATCTGGCGATCGGCGCCTACAACCCGGCGGGGATCCGCTCCCCGTACCGGGTCATCGCCCCCCTGTACTACCCGACTGTGACGGGGGCGTGAGAAGGTGGCTGAGGAAATCTACGACCTGGTCACCGGGTTACGGGACGCCATGCAGGTGGCGTTTACGGCCACCGCGAACCCACCGGCCCGGTACACGGTCCAGCCGGGGGACCTGGAATCCTACTCGCAGGACCTTGGCACCAACACGGATGCCTGCTGTGATGGGCAGGTCGTCATCCTGGCCGGGTCGTTGACGATCCCGGATCTTGCGTCGTTGCGGACTGGTGGCCCCATGTATCAGCCGGTGGCGGTGGTGGTGCTCCGCTGTGCGGCGACGGTGAACAGTGTGGGGCGGCCCCCGAACGATGCGGCCATGCTTGCCGATTTCGAACGGTACGCCGATGATGCAAAGGTGGTTCGGGCCGCGGTTCGGGCGTTTCTGTCCGGTCCGGATGTGGATTTGAACGAAACGGATCTGACCGACTACGCCGAGGACACGGTTGGTCCGCAGGGTGGTTGTGGTGGGAAGGCGATCTCGTTCGTGATCCCGATCATGGAGGACTGTTCATGACCATCAGGATCAATATCAATCGGACAAATGCGACCTGGATTGCCGCCAGATACGCGGCATCCTGGATTGACGAACGCTGCAAGGAGATCGAAAGACACTCCCGGAACATGGTACGGGTCCGGAGTGGCCGCACCCTCGGTTCCATCAATCGAGGAGGCGTGACGGCCACCAGTCGCCGGGTACGGGGTGTGGTCCGTTCCGATTCACCTATTGCCCTCATCGAAGACCGCGGTACCCCCCGGCACTGGATTCGACGGAAACGACCCAATGGGCCCCCACTCACATTCTACTGGCCTAAGGTCGGCCACTGGGTCCAATTCAATAGGGTTGACCATCCTGGCACTGCTGGATCATGGTTTTTGACCGGCGCCATGGTCACGGTCGCGAAACAGCATGGCATGGAGGTGAAGGTCAACACGTTCCGGTGACCAGTATCATGGGGTAATGAGTGAAGAGCAGCGGGAACAGGCGGAGTCAGAGAATCGTCAGGAACCAGGAAGCTGGGTCGCCACCATCGGTGGCCGACAGGTGGCCCTCAAAATCCCCCATGAACAGGCGTCGGCCCGGGCCATGTCCGCGCTCGTCGGCATCATTGACGTGCTCCAAAACCCTGAGGACTCCGACAAGGATGAAATCGAGGCCGCACTCAAAAATCTGAACAACCTGCTGGAACTGTTCGTCGCCCCACTGTTTCTGCGTGCCGCTGATCGACGTGCGGTAGACGCCATGTTGTATTCCGGTGAGGTGGGTACCGGGGATGTGGTCATGCTGGTGGCGCAAGGGCCGGGGAACCGGGAACAACGGCGCGAGGCGGCCCGGGTGGCGCAGAAGCCGAAGCGGCACGGTGGGGGTGGGCGCGGTGGAAAACGAAACCATTGAACCCGAGCAGGGGTTTTCGCCGTGGGATGTGGTGAATCAGATCGTTGGTGTGGACACCGAGGTGACGGTGGAACCCACCAGCGGGACACCGATCCTGGTTTCTGTTTCTCGGCAACCGGCTGCCGAGTGGTTGCAGGCGATGTGTCGCGAGGAGTGGGCGCGGGTCGAGTATCTGACGGATCCCATGACACAGAGTGCGCTGTTGGCTGGCACCATGGCTGGGAGGATCACCAACGGCGGTCTGGTGGCGGCGTGGCGTGATCTGGTGGAGGCGGTGACGGGGCGCCGGTGGTTCGAGGCGTACAACCTGGCGATGGCGGCGCTTGTGTCCTGGCACGGCGAGTTCGGTGGTCGGATGATCCTGGCTGGGGTGGATGCTACCCGGGTGTCGTTTGGGTCGTGGTTGGATGCGGTGTATGCCCTGATGGTCAAGGATCGTGATGAGAAGGCCCGGAGGGACATCGATGTCAGGTTGAGGGTTCGGCCTGTCTCGGTGGAGGACGGTGAGGAGGCCATGGATGAAGACGCGTTCCGTGAGGCTATGGGTAGCATCTGAGCTGGTATCGTAGCCCTATGGCCATAGGGAGTACCCGCGGCGCGCATCTGGGCGGCGCATATGTCACCGTTGACGCTAATGTGTCCGGGTTTGGCGGCAAGGTTGTCGCGAAGATGCGCGCCGAACTGAAGGCTGCTGAGCGGATGGCGAAGGATCGGGGTGTCGCGATCGGGGATGCGTTGGCCGCTGGGATTCTTCTGGGGTTCGTGAAACAGATGCCGAAGACTCGGGCCATCATCGAGTCGGAGATCAGAAAGATCAGAGCAAATGTCACCGTTGGGGTTATGGTTAAGGGGCCGAAAAGGTTCAGGGTCAAGGTAGATGTTGACGAGGAGTCACTGAAGAGGTCCAAGGACCGGGTCAGTAACACTAGTCGGCAGATCATGCGGGAAGCCGAGAGATTCGGTGGAACCCTTTTCGGACGAATCGCATCTGTTATGGCTGGGGTGTCGAAGAATGCCGCAAATAGTCTCGGCAAACTCAAGACAACCATGGGTGCGGCGAAGGGGAACGCTGTGGTCCTTGTCGTCGCGTTGGAGGCAATCTACTTCGCCGCAATGGCCTTGGCCGGAGCGTTCAACGCGGTTGGCCGGGAGTTGACGAATGTTCTGAAGGGCGGTTTAGCGCTTCCTGGCATCCTTGCAATGATTCTTGCTGTTGCGGCACCGATGATGGTGGTGTTCATTGGTCTCGGGGAGAAGCTGAAGGGGATCTTTGATGCTGATCCGAAGAAGGCGAAAAAGGCACTGGATGCCCTGTCTGGATCGTTGCAAACCTTTGCGAAGGAACTGAGAGCGGCGAAGCCCTGGTATGACTCTTTGGTCAAGGGTACCAGGGAGGCATTTTTCAAGAACATCGTCGGAATCGTTCCACATATTATTTCAGCGTTTGGTGGGGCTCTCAAATCCGGGTTCGCTGGGATCGCCGACAGTGTCGGCAGTGCGCTTCGTGGAATCTTTGACGCTTTGAGTACCCCGGAGACCCTGGATGCTCTGAAGAAGATTTTCAAGACGGCAAGTGACCTTGTCGAAAAGATTGGTATGGGGTCGTCTGATTTCTTGATCACTATGCGGGACATGGCCGTCGCCTCCCTGCCAGCACTGGAACAGATCGGGGGCCTTGTTGGGAGAATCCTCGGTGATTTCGAGGAATGGGTTGGCAAAAAAATCGAAACTGGCGAATTCAACGAGATGCTCGGCGACTTCGCCGAAACCATAAACGAGCTCATCGACCTCGCCGAGGCACTCTTTGGCCTCTTCGGAGCGATGTTCGACGAAGGAAATCAGGATGGCAATTCGTTCATCAAAATGATCACCAAAATGGTGAACGAATTCCATGATTTTCTTGAAAGATCGGAAGGGAAACTCGCCCTCGAAGGAATCACGTTCGCCGCAAAAATCGCCGCCATAGCCCTCCTCGGCATCATCACCATCATCGTCGGCATCATCGCCGCACTCGGATCATTCGTCGCAGCCGTGAAACGAGCCGTCGGATGGGTCATCAACCTCTTCGGACTCATCGACAAAAACAAAATCGGCTCCACAGCAGGAAAAGTAGTATCCAAAGCAAAAAACCTCGCCATCAAAAACATTCGCGGATACGCCGAAGGCGGCATCATCACCAAACCAACCCTCGCCACCTTCGCCGAAAACGGGCCCGAAGTCGCCATCCCCCTCACCAACCCAAAACGGGCACGACAACTCATCCAAGAATCCGGACTCACCACCATCATCGGACACGGGGAACAACAAGCCATCAACGTCGCCGTGTACATCGGCGACGAACAACTCGACGCCAAGATAGTGAAAGTGTCCAAAAAATCGATCAACGACTCGGTGACCACCGCAAAACGCGGCGGACTCCCCGTCACCCCCAAGTGAAACGAGAACACCCGTGACCGCAACCACAACCCGCGGATACACCTACTACGTCGGCACCGACCCCGCCGACCTCGCCGCCGCCACCGCAGCCCTCGCCGCCTCCATCGACACCGACGTCACCAACGCCGTCACCCCCCTCATCGTCTCCACCTTCGGCGACATCGGATCCGCCTACCTCCCATCGCACTACGTCACCGTCGGCGCCGCCAACACCATCCTCGCCGCCAGAATCCGGGTCAAAACCGAATTCACCCCAACCCAACTCCTCTGGTTCTCCGTCACCCAATCCGGCAACTACGACATCGGCATCATCAACTGGACCACCCGGGCCCGACTCTGGAGCAAAGGCTCCACCGCCTGGCCCGCAGCCGGAAAAATCACAGAACCCATCAACGGCGGCGCAGGCATCACCCTGTCCCCCGGCACCGACTACGGACTGTGCTTCGCATTCGACAACAACACCGCCGAACTCCTCGGCCTCATCATGGAATACGCCGACATGGCCACCGCCGCCGACAACACCGTCACCACCAGCATCGCCACCGCCACCTTCCCCATCCCAGCCACCATGCCAGCCCACACCGCCACCGACCTAGTCCCACACCTCATGCTGGTAGCACCGTGACCAGCACCGTCATCTGCTCCCACCTCCCAATCCCCAACCTCGGACTGATCGTGCTACGCCTCGACTGGACCGGAGCACCCGGCGACGGTGAAGTCCAGGTCCTCCGACGCATCGTCGGCGACACCACCACCGAGACGGTAGTGATCCCAGCCGCAGGCCTTGGCCCCCACGGCGGAGGCCTCACCGCCGGCGGCACCCTGGTCATGTCCGACACCACCGCCCCCCTGGACACCGCGGTGGAGTACCTGACCGCACCGTGGGGTGAATCCACCTACACCACCTCCAGTCAGGTGACCCTCGACTCACAGGGGTACTGGTGGCTGGGGGACCCACTGATCCCCGGACTCGACATCCAGGTGTCGGTGACCACAACCACCGCTGTTCGGCCCTGTGCGAGCCAGACAGGGGTGTTTCTCCTGTCACTCGGCTCACAGGTACGCACCGGGCGGAGCCTGCTCACCGAGTCGGACGCCACCGGGGAACGGCGCCACACCTCGATTCCCCGGCTCGGCGAGGAGGGACAGATCATCCTCGCGACCCGACAACTGTCCGATCTGGACACGGTGAGCCTGATCCTGAACTCCGGGAACGTCGTGTGTCTTCGCGCCCCCGGAGCCACCACCTACGGGGTCGACACCAGCTACCTGCACATCGGTGACGTGCAGACCGGGCGCCTCGGTACGGACATGCGCCGCACCTGGCGGATGGTGACCCTCGCCACGGCACAGGTGTTGCTGCCGTCGGGTTCGGCGTCGGCGCAACCGTGTGCCAGCTGGGAGGAGGTGTGTTTGGGGGCGTACGCCACCTACGCGGACCTGACCACCGACGACGTGACCTACACGAACACATCCATGGGGCAGGTGGGTGGTTCGTGCTGGCCATCAACGTATCCGACCAGTGACGACGTGGCTACCACGTATGCGACCTGCGCACTTCTCGCCGCGGCTGGTTTGACCTGTATCGGATTGGCGACGGGGGTGTGAGTGGTGCTGGATGGTGGTAGCGACCCGCTGTACCGGTCGATGGTGGGGGCCGGTGGTGGCCGCCTGGTGTATCGGGTCGAGGTGTGGTGGTCGGGGGTTCGGGTCGACTCGTTCGGGGATGCCGGGTTGCCTGTTGATGCTGGGACGGTGTCGGCGTCGATGCAGAATCGGTCGGCGCGGAGTTTTTCTGCCATGGTGCCGGCCGAGTACTTCCCGTACGAGGACACGAGTTTGTTGAGTCCGTTGGGTGCCGAGTTGCGGGTGTGGTGCGGGTGGCGTTTTGGTTCCATGCCGGTGTGGATGTTTCCGGTGTTCGTGGGGCCGGTGGTGTCGGTTGGTCCGATTTCTCCGTGGTCGGCGTCGTTCACGTTGTCTGCGACGGATTTGGGTGATGGGGTTGCTGCGGATCGGTTTCTGGTTCCGCAGGCGGCTGGGGTGGGGAAGTTGGCGACGGATCGGGTGAGGCAGTTGGTGCGGGAAACCTATCCGGAGATTGGTTTTGGTAGGTTTGATGAGCAATACACGGTGGTTCCGGATGGTACGTGGGATTCGGATCGGGCTGGTGCGTGTGATGGGTTGGCGAAGGCTGCGAGTTGTGTGTGGTTTTTCACGGCTGGTGGGTTGTTGACGTGGCGTCGGATTCCATGGACGTTGACGTCGTTCGATGTTGCGGATGTGACGATCGGGACAGCTACTGGGTTGAATTCGTTGGAGGTGTCCAGGTCGAGGGATGATGTGTTCAATGTAGTGGTGGTGCGGGGGGAGTCGGGGACCGCGGATGTTCCGGTGTCGGCGGTGGCGATGGATCTGGATGAGGATTCGCCGACCTATGTCGATGGGCCGCTGGGGGGCCGGGTTCTGGAGCTGAGTGAGGATGTGTCGAGTGTGGCGCAGGCGCAGTCGTTGGCTCGGCAGCGGTTGGCTCGGTCCAGGGCGGTGCGGCGGGAGATTTCCGGTGAGTTGGTGACGGATCCGAGCTTGGAGCTGGGGGACATCGTTGATCTTGTTGTTGCTGATTGGCGGATTCGGGCTGCGTTGACGTCGTTGTCGATCCAGATTGCTGGTGGGAGGCCGACGATGTCGTGTACGTTCCGGGAAGCTGAGGGGGTGGTGGAGGATGCCGGTTGATTCGTTGGCTGCGGCGTTGTTGGCGGGGAGGAGTGGGGTGTCGTTTCGGAAGGGGGTGGTGACGGGGACGTCGCCGACGGAGGTGACGGTTGGTGGTCAGGTTGCTTCGGTGTCGAGTCGGCTGGCTTCGTATACTCCGGGTTCTGGGGATGTGGTGCTGTTGCTGGTGCTGGAGTCGTCGATCGTGATACTTGGAAAGTTGGTGGCACCGTGACCGAGTACACGCCGAATGTTGCGATCCCCTATCCGAGTACCACGGATTCTGCGTGCACGGTTGCTGCTGAGATGCTGGCTGCTGCTGGTGTGATCGATGCGGCGATGTTGGTGGTTGAGGCCAGGATTGGTGTGAAAATCAATCCGCAGGTGTTTCGGGTATCGTTGACCAATGGTTCGACAGTACTGAATGCTGATTATGTGAATGCCTTCGGGATTGCTGGGGATGAACGAAGAATCCCGTTCGATACGGTTGATTTTGACCCTGAGGGTGTCGTTGACCTGGTGAGGGACAATACTACGGTGACCCTTGACCGTGGCCTCATCTTCGTGGGGGTATCTGGTGGTGTTGACGGCATGACAGCAAACACAACCCATTACCTTTACATCAGGGAGGGGTATGATCGAAAGCATGCGTCAGTTGCAACGAATGGTGTCACTGATGCCGCATCCGGAAATATGGCAATTGCCCTACTGGACAGCACATCGGCAGGTGCATCAATCTATTCAGAGTTTCATTGTACCGCGACAACGACATCGGGTACGGCGAACGGTCTCATTATGTGGGGTGCCAGACTCTGTGGGATCGAGGAAGTTTAGATGCTAACCAGTGGGCAGTTTCAGATTCCAGAGGGCACTGATCTTTCGTCGGCCTCAGCCATGAGACTGTTCGCGGAGTCCGTTGACGAACGGATCGGGGCGGCAAGACGCCGGCTGTACGATGCAACCCATCCGGACTGTATCATTGCGACCTTAGACTCAACGACAACCATCAATGAGTCAGAGGGATGGAGCCTGGTCCTTGGTGTCAACACCGTGTTCAGGACGACGCGCGACAGCATCACGGGCAGTTTCGGTTTTAGATTCGGAAACGGGTCATTTCCGAACGGGATTTACATGGCCGGCGGCATCATTCAGTATTACACATACAATTCACCAAATGGTGTTGATGTCGCGTTCGAATGGCGTGATGACACTGACAGAAAGTATGAGGTAACAGTTCCAAGCACCATCAACACGACAACACTTCCCAGCACCAGGGGCGAGGAATTCATGAACTTCATGTTCCCCGCCGAATGCCACATTCCCGTGGACACGGAACTCCGTGTCTACATGAGGGTACACAATCCTGGCGCGTACATCACCGTGCAGACAGCTGAGAGTCGGCTCTGGCTCTGGAGACTGAGAGGATCAGAGGATGCCTAGAACACCATACGGAATCTTCTACCCAGACTCCGATGACGACATTCAGGGCAGCATCGAAGAAATGATGCTGTCCATCGACAGTGCCGTCTCCACGCTCCAGGACGACACCGTGGACCTTGACAAGATCGACGGGGTTCGCGTCTACCAAACCGCCAAGACCGTCACCAGTGGTGTCCTGACCTCCGTCGACTTCACCGGCGCATTCTTCGACTACGACACCGGACCATACTGGAACGTCGGCACCCCCACCCGGTTCGCCCTCCCGGCCGGATGGTGGATGATCAATGTTCGGGGATCCTGCCTCCCCGCAGCAGGTTACGTCAGTGTCTTCGACCTGTACGCCGTTTCGAACACCTACAATTCCATCACCCGACGTCAACTCTCCAGTTATAGTCCGTCCGGTGGTCACTGTATCGGCGGCCTGTACTGCCATCCCGGTGGTGGTGTCTCTGACTATCTAGAATACAAGGTCCTGTTTATCGGGTCCGTTGGTGGCACCGCAAGTATCAGCTCGATACAATTCGATGCTCACAAGATCCGTGACCTATAGCCGTTACGAGTCTGTTACCATGGTGACATGGTTGGACCCGAGGCAGGCGCACTCGCCATCGTCGCCCTCCTCACCGCATCCATCACCCTGTCCATCCTCGTCATTCTCGGTATCCTCGTCCCCCGCTGGATGTACCGCCAAACAGCCACAGAACGGGACCAGTACCGGGACGACGCCTACACCTGTTCACGGACTGTGGCCCTGTCACAGGCACAGCAGCAACAACTCCTCGACTATGTGACGGAACTCCAAAGGACACATGGTGTCGATCATCAAGAGAATGGGGGTTGGCCGGCATGAGAGACCCCGACCAGATCCCAACTTGGCTCCAACCGGTCCGGCACTGGACCTTCAGCGGATCACCAACAACAATCTCCACATCGGACGTTTCCTTCGGGGAGACCCCGAAGCCAGAAACCACATCGACCTCAACCCAAGACACCCGTGAAACAGAAATCGCCACCTGGATCCAGGCGATGGTCGCCCTCGTCCCCGCCACCATCACCCTCGCCGTATCCTTCGGCATCGACATCAGCGGGGAACAGCAACTCGCCATGACCGGACTCGTCGGCGCCATCAGCACCTGTGTTCTGATCACCTGGCGAACCTTCCGGAAACACCACCATGATCACTGATCGGGCGATACGACGAGCACGCTGGGAGGGCTGCGACCCAGATCAGATCGATACAGTGGTCGACCATGTCACCGGCCGGAACTGGATCAGATGCCACCAGGTGACCACGGGTGACCATGGCACCGTGACCCTGGTTGCCGAGGTTCATGCCGTGGATCGGTGGCGTATCAACCAGCGGCTCCGACTCATCACCGGGATTCTCCGACGAAGTGGTGGCGGCATCCTGGTGTCGGTGGAACGTCTTGCGCCACACATGAACCGGGCCGCTGCGGCGATTGCCCGCGCGGCAGCCCGGAGACAGAACGGGAAATAGGGTATGACCAATATCTATCAGTTGGCTTGACGGGTGACCCCGCCCGTCGGGTCAGCGCACCCATCCCCATCATTTGGAACCATGATACCACTATACATATTGGACATATCCAACCACCAGGGCAACTTCAACATCACCCGCGCTGCCGCGGAAGGATACTCCGCGATCATCTGCAAGGCCACCGAAGGCCGCACGTTCCGGGATGCCAAGTTCAACCGCAACATCCCGCTCATCCGGAACGCCGGCATGATTCCGGGCGCGTATCACTTCCTGCGGGCCGGTGATGGTGCGGCCCAGGCCCGCGCCTTCCACGCCCGGATCACGGCGCACGGTGGCCCGTCGGGGTGGCTGTGCGCCTGCGACAACGAGGCCAACGCGTCCTGGGCCACGACCACCGCGTTCGTCGCGGAGTGGTCCAGGCTCACCGGCGGGCACCCGCTGCTGATGTACACCGGCGCCTGGTGGTGGAAGCCGCGCGGCTGGAACGGCGCCAGCCTCACCCCGCACCTGTGGGCGAGCCGCTACGTGTCCGGCACCGGCTACGGCTCCGAGCTCTACAGCCGGGTCCCCGCGAGCTGGTGGACCCCGGGCTATGGTGACTGGCCGAGAGCCACCCTGCTCCAGTACTCCTCGTCCGCGCGGGTCGCCGGGCAGTCCGTTGACGTCAGCGCGTTCGAGGGCACCGCGGCCGACCTGCGGCGCCTGACCAATCCCAGCACACCCAGTGGAGACACCATGGACCAGAACGACCACCTCGTTGCGGAGACGGGCAACCCGGGGCGCACCGTCGGCGACCACCTCGGTGACATGCAGCGCCTGCGGAACTGGCTGATCGGGGGCACGGGTGACGGCGCGGACGTCCCTCCTGAGGGATCGCCACTGGCCCAGCTCGTCGAGCATGCGAAGCGCCCGGCCGCCCAGGTTGCTCTCACCCCGGAGGACCGGGCCGCCATCGCGGAGGATCTTGTCTCCCTGCTCGCCCCGCAGCTGCGCGCGGTCGGTCAGCTCGTCGAGCGTCTCGGCGCGGCCGGTGACGTCCTGGGTGTGCTCAACGATCCGGAACGGCTCAGTGTCGACGACGACGGATTTTCTTGATCATCATCAAGAGCGTGGATGTGGTCAGGTAGGCGATGCTGGTGAGGATGATGATACCGATCCTGCAGATACTGTTGGGATCGCTGGCATCATCGATGGTGTTGTCAGCCTCCTTGATGATCACCATGCCACAGAGGGCGAGGCCGATCACTAGGCTGGTCATCACCGTCACACTGATGATGATCAGGTTTTTGCGACGCATGGTTCCTCCTGACCGGATCCAAGGTCAATGGTCTTGTCACTGATGAGCTTGGGTTCGACGGCGGTCGACGTGTCGGATCCTGGGATCACGTCGAGGAGGCGGAGTACCGCGATGGGGAGCAGGGGGCTGTCGAAGGCCAGGATGAGGATTCGGCGGGTGGCACCGTTGGGGTAGCGGCGGTTGACCTGGATTTCGCCGATGGGGGCGATGTGGATGGTGTGGTTGTTGTCGGGGTGGGTGTAGGCGCCGCACATGCTGCGGTAGACGCCGTCCTGGTTGGGGTCACTGGTGGGTTGGTTCCAACCGGCGTTGCGGAGGTGTGTGGTGAGAGTTTCGAGGGCGCTGCGGGTCATGGTGGTGCTCCGTTTCTTGGGTGGTGCGGCCCGGGGCTGGTGTGCCCCGGACCGCGGTGCTACTTGGTGATCAGGTAAATGATGAAGAGGATGACTCCGCCTCCAACCAGTGGCCAGAGTTTCCCGATCGTTCCGGTGATGAAGTTGGTCACCTGTTTCGCCGCGAATCTGAGGGCAAGGATGGTGATGATGATGGCGATGATGACTGAGATGATCCCGGCTGGGTTGCTCACAAACTCCCCGAGCTTGCCGTCAATGAACTCTTGAACGATGTCATAAACCTTGCTGATCAAGTCATCCATGACATCAGTGTACCAAAATCATTCAGTGGCAGGCTGAATCGGCCACCGGTACATCGACAACCACAAAGCATTGTCGAAAGATGTCACAAGAGCGACATCAGACGTTCCATGGATCATCATTCGCCGGGCCGGATTCGGACCCAACTTCACGAATTTCTGACGTAGCACCTGGGCCAGAAACCCATTCGAACCATTCACCCCACCCTTGAACCAGGGTGTTTCCGGAAACACCGTCATGTGGGTGAGATACAGATCCGACCAATCAGGAATCACCGCCAACCAACGATCCACCGACCGGTCACCCACACCCGGATACTTGACCACCAGGAACCCGGTAGCCTCCACTACCGGCGACCACGCCCCACACTCCCGATCCAACTCATCCAACCAGGGCTTCATCTGCACCCGGCCACCGGTGGCCTTCACCTCGACCACCAGACGTATCGGCGGGGAACCCGACGGGGTGAACAGGGCCAGCGACACGTCCCCGAAGTCGGTGGACCCACCAAGAGTGATCCGATACGCGTACGGGAACCCGTGCCCCCGCGCGTACCGGACTACCGCGGTCTCCGCCGCCGTCCCCTTACGTTTCGGCCGATTCACCACGGCTGTTCCTGAGTGGTCTCGGCCAGCTCCTGAAGGGCTGCGGTGTTGACCCGAAGCTGGCGGATCCGGAACCTGTGGGACAGGATCGGGTAGGCGGCGCAAAGTTCGGCCACGTCCAGCTCGTCCCGCACCACCCGCACGGTGAACTGCTCGACGAGGTCCGGATGCTGGTCAGCGAACTTGGCCCGATCGAACGTGTCGGTGGGCCGACAGGTGGTGACCACCACCTTCTTCCCGTCCGGACCGACCGCGGTACCGGCGGTGGCCCCGGTGGCCGCGAAGTACCCCTTGGCCCTGGCGACGAGCATCCGCTCCTCGTCCTGAAGGGCCCTGATCTGTTTGCGCAGCGCGGCGAGCCGGATCAGGCTGGGAACGGAGGCAGTGACGTTGACCGCCACGTCCCCCTCCTCGCCGGTACGGATGGTCCACGGACTGTTTTTGGCCATGATGCAGCTCCTGCGGTTCGGGGAAGGTGGGGGTTGGTTTTCGGCAACGCCCGGTGTTCCCGCTGTTCGGATGATGGTGTGTTGAACGCTATCTATGGATCTTTGATAGGTTTCACTTTGACCCTCATGTTCGATCAACACATGATGAGTGTATCATAGGGTCATGAAAAATGACGAGCAGAAAAGATCGGGTGTCATGGTTGCCGCCAGGATCGTTGGTCACATCAGTGATGTGATCGAACGTCGTGGCCTCAGGCGGACCGAGATCGGGATTGTCATGGACCCCGAGGCGGACAGGGACAAGTCCGGTGACCGTGTGAGAATAATCGAACGAAGAGAAGGAGCCAGCAGGGTCGACTCGATCGTCAGACTCGCGACAGCCGTCAGCATCACATCCAAGAACATCATCCCACCCCCAACACCCTGGGTCAACAACGTGGTCACAACGAGGATCGGAACCGCCCCCGCCCTCCGAACCGACCAGGACGCGTCGACCAGGTGTGCCGAGGCAACCGGCTGGTACACGAACGAGATCACGAAACTGGCCAGAATGGTCGCGGTGTCACGGGTCGGCAAGGAGTTGTGCGAAGACGTCGACCGGGCCGCGGTGCGGCTCGGCATCAGCAAACACCTAGCACACCTGATATTCGACGACAACACATCGGTCGCCGACGCCAAGTACTGTGAAATCGTCGACTTCTTCCACAGACACGGATACGTCTTCTCCATCTGGTGACACAGAAACGGCCCCCAGGAAACCTGGGGGCCGAAATCTGTCACCATCACATCTTTCGATACTGTGATTCGTATGGCCAGCCACAACGGAGCCCGGTCATGACGACCGAGAAGACGTCCCGAGCCGGATCAATGTCATGATCGCTTTCCGGCCGCCCGCAACGGAGCCCGGTCAGGACGACCGGGAAAACTCACATCTTCCGATACTGTGATTCGTATGCAACCCTGTCGGAAATGATGACCGAACCGTCAGAGAACCTAACGATCCAGTCACCAACAACCGGAACCCTCCCCGGAACGAACTCCCTCGGCCCAATGACCGACACCCGACCACCATGAGCAACGATCATCGTGAACAAACCATCCTGCCCGGAAAATTCCACCCTGGCAGCCGGACCCATCGACGTGTCGAAGAATCTGACATCATCCGTCCCCAGTGGCGCAAGAAACTCGTGAAGCTGATCGAGACTCTGGATCGGCACACCGTCGACCTGAACCATGCGAACTGGTTCCGGCCCGATCCGCACATACCAGTCACCAGCCGCACGCTGCTCCGGCGCCCCGAACTCGTAGGACTCGACGACCCGCGCCGTCTTCCGCAATCGCCGAAGCCTTATCGTCCCATCCGGGCCCACAGTCTCCCATGGGTGCGTGCTGTCGCATTGCTCGGTGAGCCCAGCCTCCCAGACGACACCGAACAGGGCGCCATCGGCCTGCCGGCGCAGCACCCGGAGCATCGTCTGACGCCACCGACCGGCCTCACCATGTTCGACGTCGTCGACGACCTCGAACCCGCCAGCCTCGTCCCCGTCGTAACAGAGTTCCCTAGCCACCCCCACCGGAATGGCGACCATGATCTCTTCGCCGCTCACCGCAGGGTCCCCGCTTCGGTCTCGTCCACGGTGACGAGTTCCACCGGCTCGGAGATGGTGGCCACGTCGATACGCATGGTTCCGAACAAGTCGATGAGGGCTATGTCGAGGTCGTCGACGGCCACCTCGGTGTCGGCGGGAAAGCCACGGAGGAAACGGATGTCCGCGGCCCTGTTCATGCTGGTGACCCGGTCGGCGGCCAGGCGCCCGCTGACACCCCTGGCAACGGCAAGTTCCCGGAACCTGGTGGCTGCCTGCCAGTTCGGGCACACCACGACCCGGGTCGTGGGGGATTCGGTGAACCAGGCGACAAGAAGACTCGTCTTCCCATGTCCCCGGTCCAGGTTGATAATCTTCATACTGGTTTCCCTTCATCGTTACATGGTTCGTCGTGGCGCCCAGGTGGATGTTGCGACAAACGCATCCAGCCAGCCCGATGCGATCCGTCTGGGTCTTCTGTGGCTGTCCACGCCACGACGAACACGCCACCGGAATTCGAACCCAGGTCTCCCCACCATACCCTGCCACAACGGAGCCCGGTCATCATGACCGGGAAAACAAGCAGTACTCCCACCTGTAGACCAGAGATTTGCCTTGCCACAACGGAGCCCGGTCATGATGACCGGGAAAACCAGCCCAACACTGAATCACACACGGATTCGCTGTACCAGCCACAACGGAGCCCGGTCATGATGACCGGGAAAACGTGATCCAGGCGTCGATGGTGGTCATGGGGACGTCGCCACAACGGAGCCCGGTCATGATGACCGGGAAAACGTGCAGGTCGGGACACAGACGATGGCGCGGGCGTTGCCACAACGGAGCCCGGTCATGATGACCGGGAAAACAGGTCGGCAGAATCATATCACGTGAGCTGCAAAAATGTGATGGTGTGCGAGTGCTGTTGGTGACCGGTTCATAGGCCTGCTCTGTCTCGTCCCCGGAACGGTGTCCCGATGTCTCTGACCAGTATGCGAGTGCTTGCGCGGTAGGGCATGTTCACTGGAGCGCTCGCGCCGCCGGGATTCGAACCCGGGTCTCCCACCATCTGTGGTTGGCGCATTCTCCGCCCCCGGGCGTCCCCGGGGTTCTGTGCCGGTTGGTGCACCAGTCGATTCCATGCGACGACGCTGAACAGTGACCAGGCACGGCTGGTCACTGGCAACACGAGGTTTCGCCGCTGCCGCGGCCCGTGCCCCTCGTGGTTCCGGCTGGATTTGCACCAGCGACTTCCCTCTCTACAGTCCTTGCGTTGGATAACGAGTAGAACCTCGACACAAGGACAGCCGGCCGGATGGGTGCTCTTCTCGACTGAGCTACGGAGCCTGGTGTTCCGCCCGGCCCCTCGACGTTGTGCTGACCAATCATGTCTCCGGGCGGAACGGATTCGACTGTAGCACCATGACCCCGACACAAGCAACCCAGACACCATAAGGTAATGTTGCGGTGAAAAGTTTTTGCTGACGGACGGAGACTTGTGATCATGATGTCTGGAATGTGCCTGACCCTGGTCTTCAGTATCACCGGAACATTCTCACTGCTCTCCGCAGGAAGCAGCCACACTAGCCCCGTGGGAAAGTTCCTGGCAAAGTTCATGCTGACCCTGTCAGTCATCGGAATGGCGACAGGACTCATCATCAGCATGCTAGGATCTATGTGACGAAAGGAAAACAATGATCAACAAGCTCAACAGGTTCAACAACATGATGGACCGACTCATGCACACCGGGACATGGTGCGTGATCACCATCGCCGCGACCGGCATGTGCGCCTGGTGCCTGGCAACCGCGGACAACGGCGCCGGGATCGCACTCTGGACCCTCATGAGTTTGATCTCCCTGTTCAACTCCGCGCTCTCGGTACGGAACCTGCTCCACGGAGGCAAAGAGTAGAACGAGCGACATCAACCGGGCCCCCAGTCACACGACCAGGGGCCCGGCGTCGTTCTCATTTCCCCAAAACATCTACAGAAACAAACCAATCCCACACACCACCACCGACACCCCCAGTACCACGACACCAACCACCAACATCACCACCGCCCACACATCCTGACCACGATGCCGCCGCACACCACAACCCTGATACGACCTCGACCGATACACACCCACCACCTACACCTCCAAGCAGTCAGAACAGACGAAACCCCCGGCTCGGCAGCGATGCGGACCGGGGGTTCCAGCGTGGATCACCACCACCATACACCACGATTCCCATCATCCCCGGGCCGGTGGGCCGCAACCGCCCAGGGTCACGGCCCACCAAACCACCTAGTTGCCGAACACCGCCGACGAAGCAGCCCAGATCAGGAACACCCCAACCAGCGTCATACCCGCCAGCAACACCGTGAACACATCCTTCCACGTCACTTCGCAATCACTCCCTCTGCTCCGACGACCAAGGTGCAGACCGAACTAGTCGCACACGCCTTCACCGTTTCCAGTTGTGTCTTGATTTCCTGATTGGTTCCCATCAGATCCCAAGATCTTTTCTGTGTAGTGCCGACGATTCATTGCTGACGAGAATCCTAACAAGGTCGTCGTGGCGTCACACAAAATAGACATGATCAGGTAAGCGACAATGGCGAGACCCATGAATCCGATCGCTTCAAGACCACCGGGGTCGAATGTGGCGTTCGCCTCACGGACGATAGCCATGCCACAGAGGGCACACCCGGCCACTAGGGCGATGGGTAACACGAAGACGACGATCATCAGGGTTCGACGACACATGACGGTTTCTCCCAGTCTGGTTGAGATCCTCGCCGACGACGTTCATGGCCATATTCCGAGGTCGACGACGCCGTAGAGGCAGGCGAGGAGGATGATGGCCGCCGCCACGGCGTAGATCATGAGGTTCTCTCTCATGTGAACGTGACGATCGTGTATCCGATGGCGGCGATCCACAGCACGCCGATGGCCACCCATTCGACCTTGTTTCTCATTTTCTTGTTCTCCTTATGTCAGGTATCTGTTTCAATCATCTTGTCACATGGTTTCCTCATCGTCGAATCCGGGGTTTCCTCATCGTCGAATCCGGGGCGGTGTTCTCGCCG